GAAGCAAATTATTTTTATTATTTTTATTGGCTCAACTTCGCACCTAAGTAGGGTATGTCTTATAGACATCTTTAGTTATTAGTGGCTAAAAATTTAGAGTTGAAAGGAAAAAGCCTAGTAGAGATAAAATAGGAATTATGCCTTGCTCGTCTTGAAAAGCTTTGATGCTTTGAAAGGAAAATATTATGAAAAAATATTTAAAAGATTTTAAAATATCTTATCCTTTTGTTCGTCATTCTGTATACGATTGCTTAAATAAAAGTAGGTGGACTAGACAAGATACATCATATTTTTTGGCTGAATATGCCATAGAAATATTAGATAAACATAATAGGAAGCATCCATCTAAAAGAGCTGTTGCTCATTATTTAAGAGATATTGCTTATGAAGACAGAACAAAATTATATCCTTTAGTTGATTACATTTCTTATAGAATGTATCAAGAAATAATTAATAAAAAAATGAATTTAAAACCAATTGAGTATCAAAAAAGAAAAGATGCTTCAAATGGGAAAATAAGAGAAATAGGAATATCAAGTATGAAACAGCAATGTTATGATTATATAGCTGTTGATGCTTGTAAAGAAATGTTCTTAGCCAAAATAGGACATTATCAATGTGCTAGCTTAAAAGAAAAAGGTCAAGTTTTTGGTAAAAGAGCAATAGAGACTTGGATAAGAACAAATCCACAAAAATGTCAATGGATTTATAAATGTGATATACACAAATATTATCCAAGTGTTAATCATCAATTAATAGAAAATTATTTAATGAGAGATATAAAGAATGATGAAGTTTTATATCTCTTGTTTTATTTAATTGAAACCTATAAAGAAGGATTATGTATAGGTTCATATTTGTCTCAATATTTGGCTAATTATTATTTATCATATTTATACCATTATATTAGTGAACAATTATTTACATATAGAAGAGGTAAAAGAATAAGATTAATTCATCATATTTTATTTTATATGGATGATATTATAATGTTTGGCTCTAATAAGAAATATGTGAAAAGAGCAGTGAAATTAATAAATAAATATTTAAATGATAATTTAGGGCTTCAAATAAAGCCAAATGCTCAGCTATTTAAATTGGATAGCAGAGATATAGATATGATGGGGTATAGAATAAGAACCTATAAAACATCAATTAGAAAAAGAATATTTGATAGGGCTAATAGACTCTATAGATATATACAAAGATGTAATTATAAAATGACCCTGCACGATGCTTATAGAGCCATTAGTTATTATGGATATTTTGTCCATAGTTGGAGTTATAAATATTCAAAAAAAGTTAAATTAAATAAAATTATAAAAAATGCAAAGGAGGTTATTTCAAATGCGTGTAGACAAAGCTGTGTTCACTGAAGAACAACCAACTTATAGATATATGAAATTATCTGATAGAAATCAAGCAGATGTATTTATTTATTCTTATGTTGAAACAAGAAAAACTGAAGAAGGAACAGAATATATCTATGATACAAATGAATTTAGAACATCTCAATCTCATATCACAGAAGAAATGGTAAGAGAAAACCCAATGAAATATTTAAACTATACTCCATCTGGAGAAATTACTGTTTATGACAGACTTGATGGTCTTGAAGAGGCAGTATTAGAAATTATGGAGGTATTAAATGGCTAAGTTTTATTATTTACAAGTAAAAATGGGTAAGCTTACTATTGAAGATGTTCCAAATGATGCACCTAAATATTATAGAGATAAAGTGCAAGAAATGTTAGATAACGATTAAAAAAGGGGTGAAAATTATGCCAGAAATAGTTTTAGTAGTAGTATCTTTAATATGTTTAATGATTGCTAATATCATTATAGGGAAAAAAATAGCCGATTTTAAAGATGAATATAACAAGGAAAAATTTATAGGTGGAATAAGTAAGGCATTATTTACTTTAGTGGGGCTTGTACTCATATATGTTTCAACTTTAGTTTATCCTATGGATGTGGCGGAAGTTAATGGACAGATGGTCAGCACCTTAACGGGCACTACTATTTTACTTAAAACCGCTAATTTACTTTATGCAGGGAAAGTATTATTAAAAATAAAAGACATATTTTCGGTTGACATTCCGGTCAATTTATTAAACGAAACTAAAACAACAGAAGAAAAATATAAACAACTTAGTATTTTTGATGAAGAAATAAAATAAAAAGAAGGGTATTATTTTACCCTTCTATCTCATCAAATAATTGTTTTATGTCTATGTTTAAAGCTTTTGCAATGCGATTTAAACTATCAAGCCTAGGTCTTACTGTCATTTTTAGTGATTCTAAATTTCTTATAAATTGATGACCAAAACCACTTAAATCTGCTAACTGTTGTGATGTAATTCCAACTTTTTGTCTATATTTCTTAATATTATATCTTGCTTGATAATAAATATAATCATCTGAATTTTTATCAATTTTCATCCGGAATCACCCTATATATATTATGAACCGATTTTCTATAAAAATATGTCCTCAGACTATGGACAACACAAAGAAAAAGAAGTATAATGTTTTTGGAGGAAAACTTGTATGGGAATTATTGGAATAATTTTATTAGTAGTTTCTATCATATGTTTCTTGGGTTTATATATTATTCATAGAGGGAATCCTAAAAACAAACAAGATATGAAAATCCTTACTGGAGTAGGAAGCTCTTGTTTGGTTGTTGGTCTTGTTATATGTTTATTTTTTAGTTCTTTCGGAATTTTATCTAACAGAGATACAGATGCTTGGATATGTGCAAAAGACTTAGTGCAAAGTAAATTAACATATGATGCTTCGAGTGCAAAATTTGGAAGTCAATCATCTGCTACTATAACAGATTTAGGCAATAATAAATATATGGTGAAGGGGACTGTAGAAGCTAAAAATGCTTATGGGACTTATGTTCAAAAGACGTTTACTGCAACATTTACTTTAACAAAATCTGGTTATGAGGATGGCTACGTCTCATTTAAGTAGTATAATATCATCTCGAAGGAGGTGATATTTTTATGTGGAAGAAAATTGTATTGAGTATAATTGTGGTTTTATTTATTTCAATTATAGGAATATTTATTGTTAAAAATAACATTTCTAAAAAAGAAGAATTAAAAGAATCTATCAATATAGAAGACACTATTAATGATGAAAATGTTATTGATAATAAAGATGACACAGAAGTAATCAAAACTGATGAAACTCAAAATGAAGTTGAAAAGGAACAAAAGCAAGAGGATAAAATATTAAATAAAGAAGAAAATAAACCTATTAAAACAATTCCAAAAGAGGAACAATTACGTCTTGCTCAAGAAGAAGCTGAACGTATTGCTGCCGAAAAGGCGGAAGCTGAAAGATTAGAAGCTGAGAGACTTGCACAAGAAGAGGCTCGTAGACAAGCAGAGGAAGCCGCACGTAAAGCCGAAGAAGAGCGTCTTGCTAGAGAAAAACAGGAGTTAATCGACAAATTAGAGGCTTTGCAAGCAGAATACAATGAAAATCAAGCCATTCGTAATTCATTAGAAAGTTCTTATCTAAATTTTATTGAAACATTAATAGATTATAATAGTCGAATTGCAAGAGAGAAGAATCCAGAAGTAAAAGCACAATTAAATGCAGAATTGCAAGAATTTAAAGATAATAATTTAGAAGATGCAATTAGATATGAAACTGCTGGCGAAAATAATCATCGCTTAAAAGCTGAAATTGAAGCATTACAAGCACAAATTAACGCATTAAATTAGTTTTTGGTGCAGAAAAGTGCAATATCGAGAAATCGTATGCTATAATGTCATTGCCACAAGGGGAATCCCATTTTTATAAACAATTTAGATGTCTTTATGACATCAATATCAATGAAAGTGGGGTGAATGAGATGGCAGCGACAGCTTTGAGTAGACCGGTGTACACAGAATTCTGGATTAGACCTGATGTAAATGAAAAATATACCTTAGATGATAAACTTCTTTATGTATATTTAATTACTAATCGTCATTTTATGCAGCACGCAATATATCAATTAACTAAAAGAATGATGATGGTTGAATTGAATATGCCAGAGGAGCGTTTTAACGAGGCATTTGACCATCTTGAGAATAAGTTTAAGGTTATCAAATATTCTGAAAAGACCAATGAAATAGCTATCCTAGATTACTATAAATATGGACTTATTAGTAGGGGCAGTTCTCTTACTTCTTTATTTGATAATTTAGGTAAGAAAGTCGATGATTTGGAACTCTTGAAAGATATATATGAATATTCATTAAACATCTTAGATGAAAAGAAAGAATTTGTGTATGCAATGAGTAAAATTAAGAATTTTTTAATTGCAAATCATATACTCGAAGAAGAAACTATTGTTGATGTAAATAAGGCTGGAGAGACCACTAATAATGGCTACTATGATGAAAATGGTATTTTTCATTCTTATGCTGGTAGTGAAGGTCTCCCGTTTTGATGCAATAGCAATAGGAATAACAATAAAAATAAAAATATCAATAACAATAATACCTGACGCATTTTGACCGTCATCGTGACGTTAGATATTAAATCACCGTCAGGCTTGAGCATTATCAACCGTGAGGCTTGCATAATAATCACTTTGGTGGGGTATGTTATTTTAGGTATTTTTATTTTTTTATTTTGGTAACTGATATATCTTGCATAGTACCCCGTTATGTGTTACAATTGTTTTAGAAAGAGTGGGATAGTATGGCTTTCGATAAGAAAAAATATGATAATGAATATAAAAAAATTCATAACAAGCAATTTAAGGCATTAATTAAACCAGAAGAAATGGTAGAATTAAATGAATTATTAGAAAAAAATAATTTATCTAAAGCACAATTTATTCGTTTAGGATTAGAAAAGTTAAGACAAAAAACAAAAAAATAACTTTTTTATTTTTTTACTTGACAAGTAGTACCCCGTGTGATATAATACCTCCTCGAAAGCCGAGATATTGGCTAAAATAAGGAGGGTTTGAAATGAAAAATGAAGAAGAAATTAAGACGGGGACTCCTACAGTCCAAGAATTTATGAAGCAATTTAAAAGAGAAGAAGATGCGGCAAAATTTATTACAGATAAAATATTGCCTTGTGGAGAAGTAGTATGCCCTTATTGTGGGTGCACTGAAAAGATATATAGATATGAATTTCCTAGGACATATCATTGTGGGCACTGTAGAAAAAGTATATCTTTCTTTAATGGTACTATGTTTGAAGGGTTACATATGAATTTCAAAGATTGGCTTTATATTATTTATTCTCAATTTGTTTCTCGTAAAAGCGTTTCATCATTGCAATTAACAAGAGAAATAAATAGAAGTAAACACACTATATTAACAACTCGGAGAAGAATACAAACAGCAATGGCAAATTATGATTTAGAACCATTTAAAGGAATTATACAAATTGATGAGGCTTATATTGGAGGTGCCAATCACGGTAAATTTAATCGTAATGGTACTCCGAGAAAACAAAAGAAATATCCTGTTTTAGGCATTTATAACCTAGATACTAAAAGAGTGTATTCTTATCCGGCAATTAAAAATGAAAAAGGACAATATTTAACAATGGAGCAATTAAAAACATTTATTACTAAAACTTGTGCACCAGGTTCAACTATAGTCTCTGATGATTTTAGGTCATATAGATTTTTAGGAAAACCAAAAAGTGATTATCATCATCAGGTAGTTAATCATTCAGAAAAATTATATGTTAATGAGGAAGGATATTCAACAAATGGAATAGAAGGTTACTGGGGAATAGTTAAGAAAACATATTATTCCACTCACGGTCACTTTTCAAGACAATGGGCACATTTGTATTTAGCTGAAACTGACTTTAGATATAATTATACTGACTGGGAAGAAGCAGTGGATACAATTTTAAAACAAGGAGTATTCTTTCCTAGAGTAATTGACATTAGACAAATGGGAAGGTTTGCAAATAAAACATATAATTTAAAAGATTATAGAATGATATTACCTAAGTGTTTTGATGATATTGATGTAGAAAAAATATCTTTTGCTGATATTATGAATTGTAATGAACCCGTTTATGGAATATTAAGAGAACAATATTCTTCTAAAAGAAGTAGAGGTTTTAAAGAACAAAAATATCCGGAAGACTGGGAATCTCTAAGCTTAATAAAGGGTGGAGTTGGATATAAAGATTATAGAAATGTAATTATAAATACCCAACAAGATGTAGAAGATATGTTAAAAGATGCTCAAAAACACAAAGATGTCAATACTTATACTGTAGTTCCTATGAAGAAGAAAAGAGAATGCAAAACAGAAGAATATAAAGAGAAAAATAGAATATATAGAATGAGAAAAGCTTACGAACAGATGCCTAATATGCTTAGACTGAAAATAAAAGAAGAATATCCAAGAATGTTTCATAATCCACAAAGAGAGAAGACAACAGAAGTAAGAAAAAGAATGACCAGCTTGATGAAATGGTATAACCAAAATATAGAATATTTAGAAGGAGAGTAATTGTGAGCAATGATAGTGCTAGAGGCTATATTATATTGGCTTTAAGACAATGTGGCTATAATAAAGAAGAAATAGACACAATATTAAGTGAATTACATTATACTTTTGACACCGTAACCGAAAGTGAAGCCGAGAAATATTATTATAGTGGAAAATGGAAGGACTGATAGAGTCTTTTTTTTTATTGCTCAAATTAATGTGAATTATATGATTAAGATTATTTCATTAATATTATTTTTAACATTTTTACTATTTATAATAGCTTGCTGTAAAGTAAGCGGAGATATAAGTAGAGAGGAGGAAAAAATATGGAAAGAGAACAAATAATTGAAGTTGAATATGATAAGGATTTAGTTGAAGAATATAAAAGAAATTATATTATGGAAGAAGAAGGTATTGGTGCACTTGATGAAGAACCATACGATAAACAAACATTGGTAAATGAAGTGCCTTTTGAAGATATGATTGAAGATGGGGAGGTTGTTATAGATGATAAGAACGACTAGACCTACAGCAGGTAATAAGTATTTTATAACAAAAAGTGCCGGTGGATATTCTACTTGTATTAAAGGTAAACCAACTGATTCTCAATGTGATACTTTGGCAAATTGTGTGGGTTATGCAAATGGTGCCGCTAACGAGGAAATGAATTTGGGATATGAAAAATATCATTTAAATTGTAATGCCGAAAACTTTATAGAAAGAGCTATTGCTTCAGGATTATCTGTATATAGTAAGCCATTTGTTGGTGCTATTATATGTTGGCAAAAAGGTGCAACATTATCAGGTTCTGATGGTGCTGGTCACGTTGGTATGGTAGTTGAAGTAATAAATGATAATTGTATCAAAATAGCTCAATCTGGTTATGGTAGTTCAACTCCATTTTGGGTTGCAACACACTATAATAACAATGGGCGTTGGGGATTAAATTCAGATTATAAAGTTAGAGGATTTATTGAAATCCCAACATATCCATATATTCCTGTTGACCCATTCCCAGGTGTTTCTGATGAAGAACTTGCAAAAAGGGTTTGGACTGGAGAGTTTGGAAATGGCGATACCAGAAAGGCAAAATTAGGTTCAAGATATAGTGCAGTTCAAGCATTAGTAAATAAAGGTTATGGGAAACCAGAAGAGTCAAAACCAACTCCTACTCCAGCACCTGTACCTGCTCAAAAGACAGAAGACGATTTATTAACATTAGTTAAGAAAACAATTCGTGGTGATTTTGGAAATGGTGCGGAACGTAAGACTAAATTAGGCTCTAATTATTCAAAAGTTCAATACCAAGTGAATGAGAACATAAAACATAAAACAACTCAATGGAATAATATCAAGTTGTATTAAAAGCTAAAATCTCTTCCTTAAAATAATAAGTTTGAAAACCAAAACTTCTTAAACCATTTAATTATAAGGGAAAATAAGAATTATAAAATCCATTATATATATGAAAGGGGTAACGAAAATAAGGAGGAGATTTTAGTGAAAGCTAAAAAGATTGCAAGTCAAGAGACTTGTTTTTATTTTGATGAAATTTGGAAAGATATTCAGGGGTATGAAGGTCTTTATCAAATAAGTAATTATGGAAGAATAAAAGGTCTTTCTAAGATTTCAAAATGGAATAATAGGGTTTGGAAAGAAAAAATATTGAAACAACGTGTGGTTAAACAATATAAACAAATTTTTTTATATAAAGATGGGATAGGTAAAGAATATAAAGTCCATAGATTAGTTGCACAAGCATTTTTACCCAATCCAGATAATCTCCCACAAGTTAACCATAAAGATGGAAATAAATTAAATAATAATGTATCTAATCTTGAATGGATTTCAGCTAGAGATAATCAATTACATTCTGTATATGTTTTGGGTAATGGGAAATTTAGACCTATTGAACAATACGATAAAGAAGGAAATTTTATAAGAGAGTGGGAGCAAATTAGAATTGCGAGCAATTCCTTAAACATTGATGAATCTGCAATAAGTAAGTGTTGCAAACAAAAAAGAATGACAGCAGGGGGTTATATTTGGAAATATAAGGAGGAACAAATATGATAGATGAAATTAATGAAACTATCTTAGTTGAACAAGAAGAAGATAAAGCACCTAAAAGAGATGAAAATTTTGGTCT